ACCGGCCACCCACAGCAACCCCAAGACCGCCAAGCGCAATCCCGCCAATCTTTAACCAGCGATCGACAGTTTCCTGATCAAGGCTGTTAAGTGCGTCTGCGGCCGATTGGACAGCCCCGGTCATGTTCTCGTCAGCGAAGTTGGTCCAAGCGGATGCCAGGTTTCGCATAGCGCCCGCCATCGTGTCGGCAGCCCTCGCGGAATCGTTCATTGTCGCGGAACCATCACCGTGGACGTCCATGAACTTTTCTAAGCTGTTGATGGAGCCTGTCCGCTGGAACTCACCAGCAGCTGCGTTAAATGCCCGCATGGCTTCAGCATCAAATACAGAAGAAAGCCGAGTGGTTCGACCGTCCACCGCCTGGATAATTTCCACCATCAGTTCGTTGATGGGCCGTAACACCTGGCGCCCTTTCTCCAGTTCCTTCGGGTCGAATATCTGGATACCGCCTTTCTGGAGCGCCTTCACCTTGTCTGCATTCTGGAGCGTCCGGAGCAATGCCTCGAACGCGGTGGCAGCCATCTCTGATGAGCCGGTACCCATACGGATAACCTGCAGGGCGGCGCCCATTTCCTTGATGGCCCCGGCACCTTCACGCCCCATGGCGGTATAGGCTGTGACCACCCGGGGGCCGAGAGAAGCAAGGTTCTGCAGTGTAAATGCACCTTGTTTACCCTGCTGGTTCAGTGTGTCCAGCACACGCAGGATCTCGGCGGAGTCTTTGATATCCATCTTCTGGAACTCGGCCATGATTTCGCCGATGTTCTGGCCGGCCGCACCGGTGGCGGAGATGGCCAGGCCGATGTTGCGGATATTCTGTTGGGCAAATTCCAGGTCACCGGTCTTTTCTACAATGGACTCGATGGCGCTGGTGATCTGTGAGGGATCAACACGGATATCCGGGGCGCGGGCTGTCTCGAAGATCTTGCGGCGCAGGCCTTCCATTTCCTCTTCAGACTTGTTTGCCTGGATACCCAGCCTGGTGAACCGCTCTTCCATTCGGCTGAGTGATCGGAGCGTGCCGATGCCAGCGGCGCCAGTAATCAGTGCAGTGTAGCGGTTACCCATGGCATCCAGCCCCCGACCAACCATCTGGGCTGAACGCCGCACCCGGCTCAATTGTCTTTCGCTGCTCCGGCTGAAGTCACCCAGGGCCCTGGCGTTGCGCTGGGCCCGTTGTTCAAAGTTTCCGGTCAGGTTGAGGGCGACACTGGCCTTCATTTCACTCATGGGATTCGCTCGCGATTCGGAGGGTGGTTATTAGGCGGCGAAGGGGCAGGCGGTCAATGTCATGCGGGGCCCAGCCAGTGGCCCGGGCAACCCGCACAGTCACACGTTCAAGATTCGGCCTGGCCCTCATCAGCTCGCCCCCGCTGCGCCACCTCGCGGGACGCAATGGAGGTGATCACCGCCTGTTCCAGCTTGCTGCATTCCTCATGCAACAACTCCAGATCGATTGGGTGCAGCTTGCGCATTTCCGCCAGAGACAGCGGGCCTTCGACATTTCCGATTTTCGCAATCTGCCGCCGCAAGGTGTGGATACCAACAGCGCTAGGGCTGGCCACGAGCTGCGGTCCTTCCTCGGTGTGAACCACACGCTCAGAATCGGCCTGGGCATCGAAGATGTCACCGGCGGTCAGCTCCCGGATCACTGCCGTTTTCTGGGTTTTATCACCCACGTTCAGGCCCATCTCCAGCTCAACGGTTACCTCAGCCATTACACGCGCTCCAAGGCCAGGCCGGACATCTCAAGCTGTACGTTGCCGGCGCCCACATCCAGCGGTGTGGGACTGGTGGTGAAGGCACCGCGCAGCATCCAGGTCTGGCCGGTGTCGGTGTCCAGGATAATGGTGGCGTCGGTCAGGCTGGACAGCCGCACGATGTCGGTATCAGCCGTGTGATGCAACACCACGCTCAGGGTGGGCGCCACCGGATTCTCGGTAAAGCCCACCGGTTTGCGGCCGTTCATCTTGGCCTCTCGCTCAAACCCACCCGGGTTGAGGGTGCCCTTGCCATCGGTCAGCAGCTCTTCGCCACCTTCCCGAATCTTGACGTTGCCAGTGATTTTCATAACGGGTTTACTCCTGTCTCAAACCGGGTTTACGGAGCCCTTAAAGGCTACTTCCGGAACTGTGTCTGCATGGCGTGGATGCGGTACTGGCCAACCAGCTTGGGCGAATCAATCACGTTGAGGCGCCCCGGGATCTGGGGGTCGATCGCCGCGTCCAGGGATTCGGCATAGCCCTCGTAATCCTGTGCCCAGCCCCTGCTGAGGAAATCCCGGTAAAGGCTCAGCAGCTCGGCCTTGGCCACGTTGGGCGTGACGATTGGCTGGCCAGCGCCGAAATTCTCGGCATCCGCATCTTCTGCCAGCTTGTGCCGGGGGAAGCGCTGCAGGATGCGGGCGCGCTGGTCGTAGCGGATCCGCTCCAGGGTTTCGGCCACGTTGATGTCCAGGTAGGAATCAGACGGCACACCGCTGTCGGTCTCCTGGAAGGTAGTTACCTGGCGTTCGATGCTCACGGTACCGTCGTTGGCCACCTTGAACGTGGCAATGCCGTCGTACAGCAACAGGTTGCGTTCGGTATCTGTGAACCGATCGGCTTCCTTAGGGCCCAGGATCAGCGGCAATTGCAACGTCTGCAGCGGCCGTGCCGGGTCGGTTGCCAGCGCCTGGCCAGCGACGGCCGCGTTAACCGCGCACCACAACCAGGTGGGGCTTACAGCCTTACCGGTGCCCATCACGGTGAGATGCGGGCTGTTGTGGTTGCCACCGAAGGTGCCAGTCTCGCCGTGGGTACCACGGAAAGCGGCGAACGCGCGGCCGCCGATCTGGCGCATGGGGCCGAAGCGATCATCCAGTTCGTCCTTGAGCGCTGTCAGGTTCGCCGTGTCGGTGTAGGGGCAGGCAATCCAGTTGTACTGCTCGGGGCCCAATGCGGCGATGGCGTCGACCAGGTCCGGGTTGCTGGCGCCACCGGTCATTTCTGTGATGGTGGGCGTGACACCGGCAATACGGTCCTCGCCTAGGGCGGCAAAGCGTATATCGATATCGTCACCCGTTTCACCGGCCCAGCGACATTCCAGGTCCACTTCGGAGGCCACCGTGGCGTTGACGGTGGCGGTTACTGGCAACCGGCTGTCGGCGTTTATGGCGTCGACCAGGGCCTGGGCGATGGCGTCGCCATCATCAGCCACGGCCACGCCAATACGCACGCGGTACCCAGCCAGGTAAAGCACCATGGCGCCGGCGGCGCTGGCACTGCCCGCCAGGGCAATCTTGCCGGTGGACTTCACACCGCCTGAACCGGATTCCACGTCGTCCAGGGGCAGTGCCCAGGTTTCCAGGTAAGGCTGGGCGTTCAGCGAGTGGCGCAGCATTTCGGCCAGCATGGAGCCACGGCCGTAATAACGTTCTGCCTGCTCGGCGTTGGTCACACGGTCCAACTCCAGGGCATTGCGTTCGCCTGTAGCCAAGCGTTGGCCCATGATCAGGAGGCGGCCCTGAAAGGCGGAGTTGCCCGCCAGGCGGTCATCGAATTCGATGTAAACACCAGGCACCCGCAATGCGGCGGGGATTTGGTTATAGATACCGGCACTGATCGGCATGGCTTAGGACTCCTGATCGGTGGATTTGGCTTTCGCCTTGGGCTTGCGCGGGGCTTGGGCGGCCACTACGTCCTGGTCGCGCAGGCGGCGGCGCCAGAACGAATTCAGCGGCACCTGGCCACCGTCTGCTGGCAGCGGTTTGCCGTTCTCCTGGCGGATGCGCAGGCCTTCACGGGGTTTCACGTAGATGCTTTCTTTGCTCACAGTTCTACTCCTGGGGCAGTTCAACCCGGTCTTCGGCAACCGGGCCGTCACCCACTTCATGGGTGGCGGTGTAAAGGGTGAAGTCCGCCAGTTCGGCGATGTCGGTGGTGCTCAGGCTGACGCCTTGCTGCCAACTCACAGCCCATAAGGCGATGCCCTGGCGGTCGAGCTGGCCGCTGTAAAGGTTTTCAGCGGCGACGCGCTCCGGGTTGTGGGTGCTGTCCAATTGCCAGGTGTTTTTCCGCACCAGCCGCAGCAGGGCTTCGGAATAGTCCAGGGCGGCCACATCCCGTGTGGCCTGGGGCGTGTCGCGGGTGACCAGGTAAGCGACCCAGCGCACCTGGGCAATGCGTGTGGGGCCGTCGTCAATGGACGGTACCGAGACAGCCGCCACCAATACCGCCGGGGCCTTCCTGCTCCAACGGGTCAATTCGTTCAAATCGAAGCGGCCGCCGTGAGCCTCACACGTGTAGAGATCCGGCAGCGCCGTCTTGATGGCGCTAACGATCGCGTCCCGCATCAGCTTGATATCACCGCTCATGCTGCCTCCAGGTGTTTGTCGAGCCAGCGATCGGCTACGGCTTCAATCTCGTCCAGGTTGTCCTGGGAAAACCCGAGGTACTCACGGGCCGGAATGCCGGCAGGCCCAGGGGCCATGTCTGGCGTGCCACCGTGTTGGTGGATGGCGGCGTAGATGAGGTTGGAGCCGATCAAAGCCTCGTCGCCTTCAATCTCGCTGGTGATGCTGTCGACCAGGTCGCCTTCGCCCTGTAGAAGAGATTGGCCACCGTGGCGGGTAGCCGCATAGTTAGCGCTCCACGCCTGCCAGGGCTCACCGTCCGGTGATTGCTGCTCTTCGCTGATGCGGCGGCGGGTCTGGCTCTCGGCCACGCCGGCCAGCTGTTCTAGCAGGCCCCGGCGGTCGAGGCTCCCCAACTTGGCAATTCGCTCCTGGAGGCGGGCAACGCCGGCCAGGTCGTACTGCACCCCGATGCTCATGTCAGCCTCCGGTCACGGCCCCAACGTCGGGGGCGGTAGCTGATCGACGGCTTGATGTTGACCGGGCTCTGTTCCTGGATGCCCAGGCTGACTTCTCCTTTCGCGATCCGGCGCAGCAGGGCAATGGCATTGTCATAGCGCCCGCGCCGGTGTTCGGTGGCGGTGTCCGCCTCCGGTGACAGCACGTGAAAGGCGATGTCTACGGCCAGCTTGGTCAGGATGTGCGGAACCTTGGGCAGTGGCAGCTTGTACTGCTGGCCCACGTAGGTGTCGATCTCGGCGTCTGCATCCAGCAGCGCCTTGTCGACAACGTCGGTATCCATCTGGCCGTCCCGGTCCCGATCGGACGCAACGAGAACGGCATCGTTCCCGAAGCGGTCGATCAGATCCTGCAGCGTGGCGTAGACAGCCATATCAGTCTTCCTGACCTACGGGACGCACAGCCAGGCGCGGCTCTTCCAGGATGGCGTTCAGCTGCTCTTCGGTCAGCTTGCGAACATCGAGGATCCGTTCCCTTGGGCTGAAGTCGAAACCGGCACGGCGGAACCGTTGCGTCATCGCCTTCACCGCAATGCGCTTTACCTCTTCTGCCTCTTTCGGTGTCTCCGCGTTCGGGCTTGCCTGGTTCTCCGGTTGCGCTTGCGGATCCTGGGTGTCGCCATTGTCGCCCCCGTTATCCGCCGGCGTGGCATGCTCGCTGCCTGCTGTGTCCTTGGCCTCAGTGCTTTCCTTCACTTCGGTGCTGTTATTCACCTGGTTGGCGTCCTGAGCCGCGCCTGCAGCCTGGGCCTGTGTGTTGTCCTTCTCGGTCGCCTTGCTCTCGGCAGCCTTGGTCGCTGTCTTGGTGGACTCGGCGGTCTTCGCTGTGCTGGTTTTTTTGGCAGCCATAACGGTGCTCTCCCACTGTTTGTTCGGTTTAAATATGGCCGGGCGCGGGCCCGGCCATCTTCAGGTCACACAACCCGCCGGATTAGACCGTTCCGGTGGAGCCGTACGCCATCTGCCAGAAGCTGAAGCCAGCCGCGCCGCGCGCTTCCGCGCCGTAGCGGTACTTCTTCTGCATGAACACGCTCTCGCTGTCCATGTTGGTCTGGGAGACGAACACGGGCGCCTTGCGCTCCTGGTAGATGAAGGGCTTAACGGGCTTGGTGGTGTCCAGCAGGAACCAGGCCGTGTCCGAGGTCAGTCGGGACGAAACCACCACCTCTGCCGAACCTTTGAACGGGTTGGGTTTACCGTCTTCCAGGCGATCCACCATCATCAGTGCCCTGGCGGTGTCTTCCAGCGCCGGACCCACCAGCAGGATGTTGGGCTTGATGTTGAGCGGGCGCTCTTCGTCGTCCTTCATCTTGCGCAGGGCTGTGCGGGCGGCACCGAAACTGGCTTGCGCCGCTGCCAGAGTGGCGAAGCTCAGAGCCGCTGTGCCTTTGTTGGACACACTGACCGTGTTGCCGTTTTTCTTTTTCACCGGATGGTCCGTGTCAAAGAACGGCTGGCCGTCGTAGCACAGTTCCACAAAGCCGGCGTTGACCAGGTCAAATACCAGCTCGTCCGGCAGATGCGCGGCGCTGTAACCCGCCATCTCGGCTTCCGGGCCGTAGATGCCCAGGGTGTCGTCCTCGATGTCGTTGCGGTCCACCTCAATTGTGGCCTCAAAGTCATCGTTGATGATGGTGTAACCCTGGCCTTTGAGCTGCTTGACGACCTTCTCGCCGACCCACTTGCGCATGGCCGGGAAACGCTCCATCCACTTATAGCGGTTCTCGGAGGAACCGGAACTCACCATCATGGCGATCTTGTTCCATTCGGGCTCGGCAGCCTGGAGGGCGCGGTTGTACGTGGTCTTCAGGTTGAAGAACACGCCATCGAGTGCACTTTTATTAACAATCACTGCGGATCTCCTTACTCGACCCAGACGCCAGCAGACTCGACAGCCAGAACGGTACCGGACTCAGAGCGAGTACCAGTGCCATCCGTGCCGGCGACGGTCTCGTCGTCCAGGATGTAACAGGGTTGACCGACCAGGCTCTGGTCGACGGGATCGGCGTCGGAGTTCTTGAACAGGAACGCCTTTTTACGGCGGACCAGGCACGTCTCGTCGCCATCGGCACCACCGGAATTGTCGACGTGCGCGTCAGCGCGGCCGATGTAGGTCAGGCCAGTAGCGGCTGCGCCAGCTACCAGAAAGCCAGTGGCGTTCACGGCGACCTGGGCCCCGAGGAAGATCTCCTCACCCGCACCCACGGCAAAAGGCATTACCTCCCCGTCCCGCAGGGGGGTTATACGATCTTGAGTAAGCGGCATCAGTTCAGCCCTCCGTATTTCTTGAGGTCCTCTTCAGAGTTGCCCATCATGCCGGCAATCTGGAGGGTCTCGGCGTTGAGTGCCTTGTCGGAACCGGGTGCCTTGCGGCCATCGAGTCCGGAATCACCAGTGATGGCCGGGGCGCTTTCAACAAACGTCTTGAAGCGCTCCAGGCCACCGTCGGTGCGGCACTGTGCTTTGTGGTAGTCCACGGTGGCCGGTGCGATTTTGCCGTCTTCCAGGGCCTGGTTGATGGCGGTATCGATGGCCTCGTCCTCGCGTTCCTTCTTCAGTGTCTTCAGCGTTTGCTCCGCATTGGCGGCGCGCGTCTGGGCCTGGTCGAAGTCGGCACGGGGCACGTACTTGTCGAGACTCGGGGTAGACTCCCGATTTTTCGCGGTGTCCAGGTCCGCCTGGATTTGATTGAGGGCAGCAATTGCCTGCGCCTCAGTCGCATCCTCCGGTAGACCCAGCTGTTTAAGCAGTTCTTTCCACACGGGGAATTCCTCCTGGTGGTTTTGCTGATTCAGAGCGGTTAGCTCCAGGTTGGGTTGATTGGTCAGGCCCGCACTGGAAAGCCGGGCAATCTGGTTTTCATCGCGGGTAAACAGAAACACGGGGGAGAGGTAGCGGTATTCCTTACGCTGCAGCTGGGCGATGGCCCTTTCGGTCCATTCCACGCGGCCCCAGATGGCACCGTCGCGCACCGCCAGTTCCTTCACCCAGCCAGCCGCCGGGGCGTCCTGGCCATTCGGGGCCCGGTGCTCGCTGGCGTGTTCCCAGTCGATCACCAGGTCCACGTTGCGGTTAACAAACTGATCAACCACACCTTGTGGATTGCTGTTGCGCCAGGCGCGACCGTCCCGGCCAGTCACGATCTGACCGGCGGGAAGCAGCTCCACCCAATCGGGAATCTCGCCGCTGGGCAGCTCCATGTTCAACGCCAGGCGCAGGCCCAGGGCTGCCGCTTCGGTGTTCAGGGCCTTGGCAAGGCCGGTGTGTAGTGCGTTTGTTTTTTCCATGCCGCCAGACTAGCGACAGCAAAGGCCGCGCAAGGGCCTGAAGGAGTTCAGGGGGATATTGGATCAGGAGGGGGAGTGAAAACGGAACCGGGGTGGTACCGCTGAAAACAGATTATCGGACTCGGCATGTCGTTGGCAATCGCCAAGACCGCATTTAACACCCATTTAAAAACGACGAACCGGGTTTTACCCCGGCCACGGTAGCTCTGATTGCTTTAACGTCCTTCTGGGGCTTCTGAGAGCGTTCTACGGCGTGAACAAAATTTGACCATATCAGGGCTGTTCCGAGGCACGAATCACCTGGCCACGGCTGCGGGCCTGTTCCAGGTCTTCATCGGTGGCCACCCGATAGTCCGTGAGGTACAGGCGCTGGTTGTCACCGCTGCGCCGGACGGTGGCCAGCCACCAGGGGTTGCCGGTGTCGCCTTCGCGCCGGCGGAACACGGCCAGGCTGTTGTCTTGCTGAGTGATCAGTATACCCCGGCTGATCACGTCGGGCAGCTGCTGGTAATCCTCCACCGCCAGGCTGTCCGTATCGGGCAGGCGGCCAGGCGCCAGGCGTACCACCTGCGTGTCGGCACCCAGTGCTGTCTGGGCCCGGCGCTCGATGATCCCGGCCGGCAGTTCGCCACCCGGGCGCTGTACCCAATCCGTCAGGATCGGGCTGTCCATCACATCCCGTGTGGTGGCCTGCGCCAGGCGTTGGTCGACGGTGTCCAGCTTGCCGGTCATACGATCACGCAGCACGCGCACGCGGTCCTGCCCCGGGTTGCTGGCCCAGGCCGGGTGAAGGCCCTGGTCTACCTGGGTGATTTCACCAGTACGCCGGTTCGTGAAGCTGACGGTGCGCGTGGGCGGTGGCTCACGTCTGACCGGCATGGTGCGCCGTTGGCGTCGGCCAGTGGGCAGGCCGGTTTCCGGGTCTGTCTCCAGTTCCGCCTGTGGGTCCTGGATGCCTTCCCGCTCCATTCGCTCGGCTTCCACTTCCGACACCTGGCGTACCCGGCACTTGCAGCCATATCCATTGGGCGTCATGTGGTCACGCCACCAGGGATGGTCCACGGGCAGCAGCGTACCCGCCCAGGACACGTGCTCTTCCCGGTGGTTCTCGCTGGGGCCCAGCTCATACAGCAGGTAAGGCTGAGTTTCCTTGGTGCGCTGGATGCGCTGCCACTGGCCCGCCGATCGGGCGCTGCGCAGGTTGGACTGGTAGATGGTTTTCAGCCGGCGGGGTGAGCCCAGCTGCACGCGGCGGCGCTCGCCGGTGCTCGGGTCGATCTCGTCCTTGATACCCCACCAGCCTTTCTCCTGTAGCTTCGGCTTCAGCTGCCGGGAGAAGTCGCGGAAGGTCTTGCCTTCGGCCAGGGCTTCATCCAGCCCGGCGCGGACATCGTCCAGGATGTCCACCTTCATGGCTTTGGCCACGGTGAATGAATGGGCGTGTTCCTGGCCCCACACATCCTGGAAGTCAAAACCAACGCGCAGATCTTTATCACGGAAATACGCCAGGGCGTCGCGCGGTACCGGGCCGGCCTTAAAGTTGGCCATCAGTCATCCCTCGCATCGCCCAGGCCCCGGGCCTTGAACGTGCTGGAGGCCAGGCGGCGGACCAGTTCCGTCTCGTCCATCTCGTCGAGTACTTCACCCAGGCGTGCCAGGAAGTCTTCCTCGTTTCCGCCTTCCTCGGCCACGCGCTGCGCCAGGCGTTCGATCGGGTCGACCAGCGGTGCGAGCTGCACTTGCCAGTCATCCTCCGCCTCGGCGATTGCCTCAAAGTCCGGCTCGCTTTCGTTGACGACGGACTCGCGGTTTTGAGCGGTCTTTAAAGACTGGTTACTGGCCGATTCAGTACCGGTTAAAACCTGCTGTTCAGGCATCAGAACATCGGCATCCTTGGCCGGATCCGGCAGGCCCAGCTTGTCAGAGATCACCGAGCTTTCCACTTTCAAGCCCAGCGGTACCAGATCTTTCAGCGCGGCGACCAGCTGCTTGAGATCCTCCGGTTCCGGTACATGGATACGGACGTTGGGGTACCGGCGCTGCACACCGTAGTTCAGATCGATGAACGGCTTGACCAGGTCCCGGTTCAGGCTCACGCCCAGATGGCGTGCATCGGCCCGCTGGATGTCTTCCCGCACGTCGTTGTGCACGGTGGCCTGTGCCTGGCTGGATCCGTCGTCCGTGGTCATGGTCTGGCCCAGCACAGCCTTGCTGGTCTGTTTGTCGATCCACTCGGCCAGGCCCTTGAACAGATCGGCACCGCCCTGGGTGTTGGCGATTTCCTGGAATTCGATCTTCATGCCTTCGGGCAGGATGGCCGCAGCGTCTGAGCCCAGGTTGGCCACGGCCGCCCGGAGGATGTCCACTTCCTCCGGCTTGGCGCTGTCGTTGTAGCGACCCAGGCGCAGGGGCATGCCAAACACCTCGGCGAATGCCAGCCAGTCGGTGAGCGTGTAGCTCTTCGCCATGTATGACACCGCCACCAGGCGCGCCAAACCACCGCGCAGCGGGATGCCCGCCTTCAGCCTGGGGCGGTGCACGATGAACTTGTACGGGGCCAGGGGCACACCCTGGGCCACGTTATCCGGATCGATCAGCCGCAGCTCTCGTCCGGTGGCCTGGTCGAAACGGAAGAAACGCGGGTCGCGCCACACGTATTCCCGTGGCCACCACTGGCCACCCTTGGTGTTCCACATGATTTCAGCGACTGAATAGCCCTTGCCCAGGGCGTCCAGCAGATCTTCGATCAGATCCCCGAACACGGCGTCGCGCACCAGGTCCCGCACCGCATCGGCCAGGCGCACGTCTTCCGGCTCATCACTGGCTGATTCCACCACCACGTCCAGGCCACTGACCGCCCGCTTACGGGTGCCAAGCACGGAGGCGTAGTGCGGTTCGCGCTCTTCCATTTCTTCGGCCAGGGTGAGGTAGTCGTGGCCGTCGTTGTTTTCGGCCGCCCGCAGGATCATTCCCAGGCGGTCCGGTGTCAGGTGGCTGGCGATGCCGTTGTGCCACACCTGGCGTACACCGGTGAGCGAGGGCGCGGCCAGTTCTTTCTTCAGTTCAGCCTTCCGGATCGGACGGCCGTGTGCGTCCACAATGGATGATTCGGCCATTACAGCAGTCCTCCTCGGTTACGGAACCCGGCGGTGGCACGCACCGGCCGGTGGTGTGTGTGGTCGGGGCCCGTGCGGATGGCTTCGTAGCCGTACTGCAACTCTGGTTCACTTGCGGCATAGAGTCCGAGAAAGCCAGCCCAGGCGCGGTCCGCGTGTCCATCGCCACCGTCAACGTCAAAGCGCACATTACCGGCGGCGGTCGTTATCTTTTTCAAGCTGTGCAGGTCTGCTCGGAGCGGGCGATCGCCCAACGGGATGCGCACCTTTCGGTCCTCAAAGGCCTCTTTACCCAGGCGGGCCATGTGCTGCTTGCTGTCGCTGGTGAACATCACGCCCTCGACACGCATGGCGCCGTAACGGTACTGGGCATCCTCCACCGGCTTTTCGCCCATGCCGGTCTGGTCCATGCAGATCCGCAGTGGGTTGTAGAAGGCCACCAACTCATCCAGTACGTCGTCCTGTGTGCGGAACGTCGCCCGCTTTAGGGTGACGACTTCCCGCGTCCACAGGATGTCGCCGACCCGTTCCCACACCCATGCCACCCAGAGGTCCTTCTTGCGGGCAATGTCGTTGCCGATGAAGGTGGCACCGCCCTGATAGAGTTTGCGGCTGCCGGCGTGATCATGTTCAACGGCATTGATCAGATCATAGGAGAGCCAGGCGCTGGCTTCGTCCAGCCAGTTCAATTCGAATTCCTGTGACCAGGCATCATCATCCTGCAGGCCGGCCTTCAGCTCCTCTGCATTACGCGGCAAGCCATCGGCAATGGCCTGGTAGATGTCGACGGTGTGCCTTGACCAGGACTGGTCGTCACCGGTCATAAGGTCATAGAACTTGTTGCCCTTTCCGTTGGGCGTGCTGACCACCCGGAGCTTCCACCCGGCGGAGATGACCGGGAACAGTGCCATCCAGATCTTGCGGGAGTCTGCATGGAACGCGAATTCATCCAGGAACACGTTGGCAGAGAAACCCCGGGCGGTATCCGGATTGGCGGGTAGCGCGGTGATGCGTGATCCGCCAGGCAGCTTGATCTCCAAAGCCTTGGTTTCAACGCCCTCGAAGTAGTCCATCTCCATGTAGTCAAAACCCGCCTGCATGGCCCGCAGATGGAGTTTGATGCCTTCCTCCATGGCTTCCCGTGCCTGACGCTCACCACGAGACAAAATGACCCAGCGAGTGCGTGTACCAGCAGCTTCGGCGGCCAGGCAATCCAGAACGATTTCCAGGGTGGTGGTGAAGGTCTTGCCTGTTTGGCGAGCAAACATGCCGATCTTGAAACGGCTGTCGTCACTTATCCAGCGTTGCTGATAGGGATACAGAATTGGTTCAGACACCGTAGGTCTCCCGGACGATTTCTCGCAGGCGATCGGTGCTGATGGTTTTGCTGCCTTCCTTCTGAACCTTTTCCTCCAGTTCCTTCGCGGCTTTCTCGCGCTCCTCTTTGCGGATCTCGGTCGCCCACTTCTTCTGGCCCAGCGACATCCGCCCGATATCGGCGAGTGCGTGGGTCACGCTGGCCATGTACTTGGCTGCCTTCTCTGGCTCGTGTTCCGCATTACGCAGGGCAATGGTGATGCGTAGCAGCTGCTCCTGGACAATCCGGGCTGTCGCGTCCACCAGGTGGCCCTGGGTGTCCTGGTCAGACTCACTGAAGGCTTTGGCCATCTGGGTTGTCTTGCGAACATCACCCATGGCCTCCTCGAATTCCTCCTCCAGCCCTCGTCCATACCGATGAACTGAGGAGCGCGACAACTTATGGCCGCGTTCTTCCAGCCATTCCACCAAGCCGTCATAATCCTGAAACCCGTTGTTGACCAGGCGTTGATTCAGTTCGTCCCGCAACTCCTGTGGCAGGTCGTATACCTTAGAGCGTGGCGCCATGGTCTATACCCCAGGCTGCGGGCGAGCAACACCTGGCACGCTGGCCCGGCCCTCGGCCACATCGCCGCCCCGGCTCGTCAGGGTGACAATCCAGCCGGCGCGGGGCTGCTGGCAGATCACCAGGCCCTGTTCTTCCAGCCAGGCCAGATCGGTGTGCAACTGGTCCTTGCTGATCATGTGGCCATAGTTGCCGGCCAGCTCATCGTTCAGGCTGTACTCGTTGGTGGTGAACTGGTTGCGCCGTGACAGGATGCGGAGAATCCCCAGACGGCGGCCTTCGGTCTGAAAGTCCTGGTAGCTCATCGGCCTTGGTCTCCCTTGTTGTTCAGCAGGTACTGGTTAACCATCGATAACTGGTGCGACAAGGCCCGCATCTGGCCGCTTACACCAGACAGATCCTCTGCAACGTCGTTGAGGCGGTCATAAACCTTGGATAGATCCTGATGCGTCGGTGCATTTTTCAACTGGCCTTCAACGGCAACGACTCGGTCTTTCAGACTGTTGACATCGTCCTTTACCGTTTCGATCGCACTGGCGTTAGCCTTTGATTTACTGGTGAAGTGTTGATAGACACCCAGTGCCACAAGGCCTGCCACTTGCAGGAAGTCCATCCAGAACCGGGCCGCGCCATAATCCACATTCGCTAAGTCCATCACTTCCCCCTGCGGTCATGGTCTGTCTGGCATTCCACGCAACGCACGGCATTGGCGTTTGCTGCCAATCGGGCGAAGCTCAGAGGGCCATCGCAGTCCAGGCAAAACCGCTGGCCATTGACCTCCAGCGGTGCCTCCAGGTGACATTGCAGGGCCTGTTCAATACCGGCCCGCGTCAGGCGCTCGGTCAGTGCCTGCGCTTCCTCGTAAGATTTCTCATCCATCGCCACTACTGATCCTCACGTTCTGAATCGGCGGAGTTTGGTTCGTACCGGTTTTTGCATTGGTCGTTGCGCTGCCTGGCCGCTGCCAGTTTTTCCCAGCCTCGGGAACCCCAGCGGTGCAGGCGGGCCACGTAATCGCTCACGTGTCGCTGGCTGTAGTCGCCGGTTGGTCGCACGGGCTGTGGCTCGGGCTCTACCATTTCTTGTTCCAGGTCACAGACGACGGGCGCCGGCATACGCTCAGGCGCCGGGATACGGTCGGGCGTGGTTCCGCAACCGCCCAGGACAAAGGCGAATGCCAACAACGAAAGGATTTTCACGGCAGGTCCTCCAGGGTCTTTCGCAGCACTGGGGCCACCGGCCCGTCGTCGCTTTCCGGGGCGGCCGATATCTTCTGAAGCAACGCGTCATAGGCGGCGTCCTGCTCTTCCAGGCGGAACTC